TCAGGATGGGCCGCGCCAAACAGGCGACACCCCGCCCACGGCAACGCAATGGCTGGACGAACGCCGCCGTGTGCAACAGCGCCTTGGCAAACCCTCTGCCCCGTTGTGGAGCGAGTTTATCCTGCCGCTGATCCAGCGGTTTGAATATCTTGCTGTGCAAAGCGGCAGAATGCAGGAAGCCATTACGCATCAAGGGCAGGCAGTCAGCATCACGCCGCGTTCGCCGCTGCAAAAAGCCCAGAACCAAGACAAGGTTATGGTCACACGGTCAAACCTCGATCTGGCCTTCTCGGTGTTCCCAGATCGGGTCGGCACAGTGATCAACGTGAAAAAGACCATGGCGAACATCATCAAAACCTCTGGCGATGAACTCACCGTTATTCAGGAAGGTGAGCCGGAAGCGCAAGACCCCAACCAGCCACCACAAGGTCAAATGTAAATGCTGCCAACTCTGCTGTCAGAACCCGGCCCGCTGCTGACCTACATTTCAGCCTTGGAAAAGATCGACGCACGCAAGGCGGCAGACGTGCGCAGCGCGGTGCGGGCGGTGCTGTCCTCTGCTGACGGTCGTATCCTCATGGAATTGTTGGAAAAATCCACTCTGTCAACGCCAACAAAAATTTTAGCAGACCCTCGTGCATTGGCGGCCCGCAATTCTCAAGCGTTTATCGCAAGTGATCTTAGGAGGATCTTGAGCGATGAATATGAAAAACTGGTTGAGCAAAAACAAACCATTGTGGGACGCGGCAAACGAGGGGGCACCGGGCGGCGCACCGGCGCAAGCGATTGATCCGCCCCCACAGGCGGAAGCCGTTGACTTGTCCTTCATTCCCGAAAACTTTCATGTGGACGGAAAGCCCGACCTTGAGAAATTCAAGGCGCATTACGGGACGCTGGTGGAGCCTTCGGTCGCACCGGAAAAATACGAATACGCCATCCCCGAGGACATGAATTTCCAAGAACTCGGCCTGCCAGAAGGCATGACGCTGAACCTGGACATGAACGATCCGTCCATGCAGCCGCTTCTTACCGAACTGTCCGAAACCCTCAAGGGCATCGGTGCGCCGGCCGAAATGGGCGGCAAGATCAGCGGAATGCTGGCAAAATATGAAGCCTCCAAACTGTCGGCTGAAATCGCCGCGCAGAAAGAGGAATTTTCTCAACTCGGCACGCCGGAACAAGCAAATCAGCGCATTGGCGTTGTTGTCCGCGCCATGGAAGCCAAACTTCCAGCCGATCAAGTTGCCGCCCTTCAAGGCGCAACCCGCAGCGCCAAGGCGATGTTGGCACTGGAAACGCTGCTGGGATCTAAGAACTCCACCAGCCCCACCGTAGAGCCCGCGCCGTCAGCCGACGACAGCGGGTATTCTGCACGATACCCATCCTCCAAGACAAAGTAAGGAGAACACATGACGACCCTGACCCAAAAGTTTCTGACGATGGCGGACCTCTACAAGCGAACGAACGCTGACAAGAGCATCGCGCAAATCATGGAAATGATGAACACGACCGCGCAGGACATCTTCACGGATTTCGTGATGCAGGAATGCAATGACGGGACCAAGCACATCTACACCACGCGCACAGGGCTTGGCACTATCGGCTGGGGTGCGCTGTACGAGGGCATTCCGCAATCGAAGTCCAAAACCCAACAGGTCACGGAAACCACTGGCTTTGCTGAAACGCTGTGTTCTGTTGACACGCGCTTGCTCGAAATTGCTGGCGCAAACGAGGGCGCGGTTCGTGCGCAGGAAAGCGAGGCCGACATTGAGGCCATGGCGCAAGAACTGGTGTCGGCCCTGTTTTACCACAACACCGCCACCAACCCCCGCCTGCCCAAGGGTCTTGCGCCGCGTTATGGCGTGAAAGGTACTTCCGGCGCTGGCAAGCAGATCATTGATGCTGGTGGCACCGGCTCTGACAACACGTCCGTCTATTTCTGCACCTGGGGCGGGTCTGGCCTTCGCGCGCTTTATCCCGAAGGCACCAAGGGCGGCATTTCCCAAGAGGACATGGGCCGGCAGCGCGTTTTGGATGATGCGGGCAACCCGTTCTACGTCAAAGAAGAACTGGTCCGGGCGCATCTGGGCTTTGGTCTGGGCGACTATCGGCGCTGCTCCCGTGTTGCAAACATCGACGTGTCCCTGATGCAGGCGGGATCGGTTGATCTGTATGCCTTCATGCGCAAGGGCTATTACGCTGTGAACGGCTTGCGCAACCAAAACGTCAAGGTCACAAAAGAGACTGAACCCGGCCGCACAGTGATCTACTGCAACGTCGATGTTTTGGAAGCCTTGGACGCTTTGGCCTCCAATGCGGGAACAACCGACAACTTCACCCGCCTCAAGTACATGGAAGTCGAAGGCAAGGAAGTGCTGGCCTATCGCGGCATTCCAATCCGCGAAACCAGTGCGCTTCTGAACACCGAAGCCCGCGTGGTTTAAGCCATACCGGGAAGCGAACCCCCGCTTCCCGGACACCAATTCGCGTGCATCGCGGCAAGATTTTAAGGAGAAGTACAGATGATCTTGGACAAAAACCTGATCCTGTCGGAAATGCAGGCGGTCACGGCCACCGCGCTTTCGACAAACGTGATCGACCTGGGCGTGAATGGCATTGTGCGCTATGAAGCGGCCGCCGTGGCAATGAACCTCGGCGCAGGCAATGAAATCCCCTTTGCCCTTATGGTGAATGAGGATTTTGCTGCCGGTACATCGGTGGCAATTTCCATCGAAACATCGGCGGTGGAGGCCATGACTGGCGCCACGGTTCTTTACACCACTGGCGCGATCCCGGTTGCCACGCTCAAGGCCGGTTATCGCCCTCCCATCCGCTGGTTGCCTGATGCGCCGCTGCTGCGCTATCTGGCTGTGCGGTATACGGTCGTCGGATCGCCGACAGCGGGCAAGATTACCGCTGCCTTGGCGACGGAGGTCTGATCATGGCAGGAAAGACCAAAACACAGATCGAGGCTGAAAATGCGAAGGCCGGCGCGTTGAAAGACGCCGGGACCGTCCCAACCGAGCCCACCGATCAGGGCGGCGCTGTGGTCAAAGACGTGACGGTGGAGGTAATCAAACCTGATGCCAGTGAAGCCTTTACCATGGAAGTCCAAACCACTGCCGCCGGCACTTTTGGGATGGGTGGGATCGAGAAGGTGGGTAAGGAAGCCACGATCAATTGCGCGGCCTTCTCTATGGCTTGGATGAAGCCGCTTCGGAAAGCAGACGTGGAAAAGCTGAAAGCTTATCGCGCCTCCATCAAGAAAGACGCAACCGCGTAAGATCCTCCCGCGTGGGGCGTTTTGCTAAAGGGCCTGGGTAAAACCGGGCCCTTTTTCTATGTGCATATGTTTGCGCGGCGGCTGGCGGCAGTCTGCACAGCATGTCAACAGAATTTGCAATGCTTGAAATCATGAATGCGGCCCTCATTTCGCAGGGCTGCGACGAACTATTGGCTCACAATGATGGGACCAATGAAGGGCGTCTTTTATCACTCAATTGGGCCACGATTGTCGAGGCCGAGTTGGAAATGTCAAACCTCCACTTCTCAAAAAAGCAGGTTGAACTGGTCGGGCGCCGCGATGGGCTGTTCGGTTATCAAGATGCCTATGTGGTCCCTGCCTCTGCGCTGCATGTGCGCAAGGTCTGGACGGAGGACGAAACGGGCGTTAGGTCGTTCCCAGATTGGGTTCAGGATGGCTCTTGCGTCCACCTTGATAGCCCTGATGCGGTCACGATCGAGTATATCGAAAGCGCTGATCCTTCGATCTGGTCTGCCAACTTCACGCTTGGCATTCAAATGAAGCTGGAAGCGGTCCTGCTGCGGTTCAATTCGGAATACAATGAAGCGCAAATGATGGACGCGAACGCCGACATTAAATTCCAGAACGCGCGCACCATGTCCTCCAAGGCCCGGTCTGCAAAGGAGCCATTCAAGCGCGGCCGACTTGCGCGCGCGAGGTTTGTCCGTGGCTAAAAAGACAATCCCGCAGCGCAGCTTCTTGCTTGGAGAGATCCGCGAAGGCTTTCTTGAGGCCGATGATCTGGACCTTCGGGCGGCGTCTTGTCGTGGGGCAAGGAACATGCGTGTCACTGCCACCAGAGGGCTGCTGGCGCGTCCCGGCACGGTCTACATGCGCGAGGGCGAGGGCGCATATGACATTATTGAAATCAGACCTGAAAACAATGCAACATTTGCGCTGGTTATCCGTGAGGGAAGCGCGATCATCATTGATGATTTGGGAGGTGTAGCCTTCACGATTGCAAGCGCACCCTGGCCCCAAGCAAAAGACGTTTGGGTGGAAACCTTTCGGGAGCGGACAGTGATCGGCGGCGAGTTTGGGCTTTACGAACTGGTCTATAACGCTGGCACATGGACCTTTGAAGAATTTGAGTTTGACGACGCACCGGGCGGCGAACTTGCGCAGCCGTATTGGTCATTCGTCAAAGACACGACAATCCGCCCTTCGGCAAAGACCGGCGCCGTGACCATTGTTGCATCCAAGGCCTTGTGGACGCCGGATTATGTCGGCTTGCGGATCAGGTACGGCCAGCGCGAAATCCTTATCACCGCCTACACATCGCCAACGGTTGTTTCTGGAGCGGTTATCGACAGTCTGCCCCCAAGTTTCAGCATCACGGTGGCGTCAACGGTTGGCTTCAAAACGGGTGACGCTGTGGTTGCCGTTGATACGAATTTCCAAGGCATCATCGTCAACATCGTTGGTTCCGCCTTAGAGGTTCTGACAACTTCGTTTTTTGACGGGCCTGACAACGGCGAGAAAATCTCTGGCCCATCCAAGACGACGACAGTGATTTCCAAAACCGAAATTGCGCCACTTCCGTCTTTCATCTGGGATGAA